ACCTGCAAGCGCCCAAACGCATCCAACGAACCAATTGGAAATTGGATGTAAACCGGGTTGAACGGACCAGAACCGTACGGCGGGTATACGTTAATCGTCATACGATGCCTCCGCTCACGTTAAACGTGATGCCGGAAATTGCGGCTTTGACTTGAATTGTATCGCCAGCATTAAGGGCAAGGCCGCCAGTCCATTGCACTGTGGTATTGCCGTTAATTGGCGCGTTGTAAAAGAGCGCGTTCGTCGTGCCGGCTGTGCCGCCAGCGGGAACAAAATTGATTGAAAAAGATGTGGCGCCAGAGTTGCTGTTGCAGATATCAATTTCTGAAATGCGCCCAATAACACCGGAAGGCGCCGTGTAGATTGTTACGTAACTTGTCGTGCCGCCAGTCGGAGGCGCAAGTTGATCTGTGCCCGCAAGTACAGTCGTGTAATTGGCAATCGTCTGCGTGTAAAACGCAAGGTTGTTGATGGCGACGACGCCATTCTTTTGTGCTGTCAGGATATCGCTTAATGACGCAGACATCAGAATTTACCGTCCTGTACAACGCGGTATCGAATGTTACCGATACGCCAGAAACTACCCACGTCGTTGCTGTCCAACTTGATCGACATGAGACGACCGCGGAATCGAGGCGTAACAAACGTCGTTGCTTGTGTCACCGGATACGGGCCATACACTTGCGGTGACTGACCTGCGTAGTCGGTAGCGTAAAACGTGATGTTGACTGTGGCGCTTTGAGTGCCGGCGTAATAGCCCCACTTCATGTCGGGCCATACTTGGTCGACAAACATTTTCACATCTGCTTCATTCAGCGCGAAATAGCCTGTCGTAAAACTTGACAGCATCGCCTGACCATCAGCGTCCGTCGAGGTTTCGTGCTGATAGATGTAGAGCGTGTTGGGATCAGCGCCGATCGGCGGCCCAAGAACTGACTGGTCGATCCATGCAGAGCGGGACAAAGATCCAAAGTCCCACTGCTGCAGGTAGACGTTGTACTTCACGTAGGCGTTGATTTCACCGCCATTGCTCATGGTCGGGTAGTACCAAGTGATCTCGCCAAACCGTGAGTTCACCGCAACGCGAATCTTTTGAAGGTTGGTTTGATCAAGGTCTTGGAAGATTACGTCCCATACCGGGCACGTAACCGGCACAACGCCGTCGCCAGACAGACGGAAAAACTGCGACGGGCCCATCCAGTAAACCGAGCCAGAAACCGATGCCGCGGCCTTCTGGGAGATCAAACCGCAGCCCGTGCCCAATTCGTTGAACGAATACACGAACGGCGGACCGACGTACTGCATCGCCCACACGCCAAGGTCGGTCCAAATCAAACCCTGTTGCGGACCCTGAATACAGCCGATGATCTTTGAGCCTTTCGGGATGCGGTACGAGCCGGCTTGATTCGTGACCGTCGCAACCCATGTGTCGTAGTTATTAACGTCGCACCAGCGAATCAACAACGGGTCTTGGATACCAGTGAACGACGACCCCCACGCGATGATTTGGCGCTGCGGCATTGCAACAAATATGCCGTCGTTGACCGTTGGTGCATTTGAAATTATTTGCGCGATCGGTGCGCCCGAGGTCGGATTCCATTGATAAATGGGCTGGAACTGCGTGCCGTTTTTGGGGCATGCAATCAGCACTTCACCCCAGTTATCGAGCGTCCAGTCATTGGCTTGAATTGGCGTTCCGATGTTGGTGCCTGATACGCCAGTGCCATAACCACCGATTCCGTATCCACCGATGCCGTAGCCGAGGCCAATAGGGGCCGAGCCAAACGCAAAACTGTACGTTAACCGAACATTCCCACCGTTGATGTAACCGCTCGCATTTGCCGTTGGAATCGTCGACGGCGTAATCGTAAACGTATTTGCACTTGGAACCGTTTGAACAATGTAGTTTCCAAAAAATGTCGTCCCGCCAACCGTTGTCGAAACGAGAACCGGGTACGTATCACCTACAACAAATCCATGATTTGGAAGCGTTACTGTAACGGTCGACAAACCGGCGCTAGTGCTGAACTGAGCAACAACAGCCGATGACGAGGTTGACGGCGCGGGCAGCAAATTTCCGAGCACGTCGGTTGATTGAATCGTGTATTGCGTCGTGTTGACAGGGGCAGTCGCGTAATTGCCAAAAAGGATCAACCCGCCAACAGCAACGTGGGTTTGAATGTAAACAGAGTCAAACAGCGTGATATCGGTGTTGATCGTGTCCGTTACCGTGACCGTAGAACTGCCGGCAGTCGTCGAATACGCGGGCGTGATGTTGCTGGTCGTCGCGCGCGGCGAAATGTCGCTTTGCGCGCCGTTGGTGATGACGCTTAATTGAGCGTACCCAGTCGAGACGCTGTTTTCGGTTCCTATGGCAAGGTGAGAGACAGCATTGGTGTCTTCCCACGCCCACAGGGCTCGCACGATGGCGGTGATCTGGTTTTGAAAGAACTTGGTCCAGCCGCCCAGTTTCTGAACGAGACCGATGCCGTTGCGATCGTAGATAAACCGGATAAGGTTGGACTGCGAAATGCCTGCCTCGTTAAGGGCAGGAGTTTCGTTCTGGTCGACCCCGGGCTTGAGTTTGAGCGACGCGTGAGCCACGGCTTACCTCGTCGGGGTAGCCGCCAGCGGGGGCGACATGGATGACCATGCCGACGACTGGAACTTCTTGCGCGCTTCCTCCACGATGGCCGATTTGAGCAGGTTCTGATATTGCAGTTCGTACGTCGGGCCCATCTGCGGGTCGTTGGCCGCTGGGCCGAAGTTACGCTGGAACTGGCTGATGTAGATCATTGAAGCCTGCACCAGAAGGTCAGGCAAGTACGTGCTGATAAACGTCGTGGCCGTGTTGGCCGTTGCCGTCACGCCAAACTTATACAGACTTGCCAGTCTGGCAGTGCCAATCACCAAAATGTTATACGTCGAATTCGCCCACGGCCCGAACAGAATATTGTTGTACGTGTTTCCACCGCTTGATGCGTCTCCGCCGTACATGGCGAAATAAACCGGTTGAGCGGTGTAGGCTGAATCATTGTACGTGTTCTGTAAGAACTCTTTGGTAACCGACAACAACGGCGTTGTAGACGTTCCGGTCACAACTCCAATCGTTTGAACCGTGACAAAGTCATCAACTGGGATCTGAAGCAAATTGCTGCCAGAACCCAAGGTGTACGTGTTGCTGGTCTGGGATGGCAGAAGGTCGACATCACGCTGAATCCGCAACTCGGCATAGTTCAGCATTTGCGGGATCAGGTCGTTGAACGACTGATCGACCCCCACAACAACCCCACTAGTCGTCGTCGTCTGGACAACAGCCATCGTCGCAATTTGCGTGACGTATCCGTTGTAGGTAAGCGGGTTTGTGGCTGCTGTCATGGGGGTGACCTGTTATTAAGAGGCTGATTCTGCCTCTGGTTTTGGCAATTGTGCCTCCCCCTGTTCCTTGATCTTCAGGAGCAAAGGGTACGTCCCAGAAGAGTTTTGCATCTGACCGAGGATCGCCAACATAGCATTCACTTCTTCAACCGCAAGTTTAAGCGTAATTTCCATGATAACTCCCATTAAATAAATGCCGATTTTCGGACATCACAATAATAATGTTATTTAGGGTAATTTGCATGCGAAATGAAGCGCAATTAAACATGGCTTAGTTAAACATCAACAAGAATGACGGGGTCGATGTTCCCGGCCCGGGCGCTGAAAATATCCAGCCGGTGTTACCTCCGCCGTTTGTTGAGTTTGCCCCGGCGTACCATGCCGCACCGCCTGTGGCGATGGAATTGGTAATATTCAAATAGTCGGAAGATACAGTCCCAGTGGCTTTCGACAGCGTGTGTGTTCCGCCAATTGTTACGTCACTAGCAATTATGACCAAGTTTCCAGATGTGCCGTTGACGCTCCAATTAGTAACTGTAGTAGTCGTGCCACCAGTAAACCTAAAAGTTGTCGGTTGGACACTATTTGCAATAGTCGTAAACGTATTGTTTCCGGCAATCGTTAACGCGCCTGCGCCATCGTTTGACAGAGTGCAGTTGAACGTAGAGCCGCCACCCACAAACGTCTTCGCGGTTGCGCCAGTCATACTAATCTTGCCGGTACCCGTGCCTGCGGTAGTCGTGTAGCCAGTCGGGGCGGCATTGTTAAATGCAGTTGCAGTGACATCGGGGCATACCAATGTGCCACCGTTGAATGTTAAATTTTTTGTACCCGCCGCTGTGGTGTAGGAAGTTCCAACCGTTAAAGTTTTTCCATTGAGATCAAGAGTTCCATTGGTATGAGTAAGCGTACGAGTGGAACCCATTGTTAATGCGTCTTGCAACTGCCATGTTCCACCAACACCATTAAAATTTAATGCAAAATCAATAGTCCTTCCATTTGTGGTAATGGTCTTAACGCCACTAGTTGCACGGAATGAAGTGACGTTTACCCCAGCAGTGTATGTGCCGCCAGAAGCAGGAATTATCAAATTCCCATAAATAGTTCTTGTTGAATTGCTTAATGTTCCAGAAAAACCGGTTAAATTTACATCATTAAAACTTCCAATTAAATCCACTGTGTCCGTAGCAACAGGACTCAATACAATTCCAGATGTTCCACTTGTTGAAACACTATAGCCCGAAATCTGCGCTTCTGTTAAATTAGTTGTCGAAATTCCTTTTGTTCCAGTGGCACCTGTGTATGTGGAATTTATATACACCGTGCCGGTTGACGAAAGATTGGTCGCATTAACAAGGTTCAAGATCGTTGTGTTATTGCCGGTCAACGCTAACTGACCAGTTCCGTATGCAATAGTTTTTACGCTATTACCCTGCCCTGCAAAATTTAATACCGACAGCGTGCTAGTGCCAAGCGTCAACGTGCCAGCAGTAAATGTATATGCGGAGGTCGTAGTGACATTGCACGGCAATGAAAATGCGCCACTGGTATGAGTAATTGTTGAGGTTAGCGACACACTTGTGCCGCCAGTATTTGCAATCGTCGCACCCGGCGTAAGTATTGTGATACCACCGCCGCTATACGTTTTGTTATTGAAATCAAATGTTCCGCTGGTAAACGTAAGTTGCCGAGAGACACCTATCGTTAGGTTGTCCTGTAACTGAACACTTCCACCAGTGCCGTTTATTGTGAAGTTTGCGTCAACTGTCAGCCCGTTTGACGTAATCGTTTGGGTTCCACTTGCAGTTGCAAATGTAAGTGTGGTGGAAAAAACCGACGTTCCATTTGTATTGTTGTATACAAAGTTTCCGTAGATTGTTGTGCTGCTTACAGTTTGAATCCCATTAACCGTCAGGTTTTTAAGAGTGCCAGTTATTGCATATGTTTTTTGAGAGGCTGTTCCAGTAGTCTCCAAAAGGCTGACACTAATAGAATTTGCTTGACTCAGTGCGCCAAGGGTAATGGTTTTTGTCATTCCGGCTAAAGTTCCGCCACCGCCTCCACATTCAAATAACGGCGTACCGCTAACCGTTAATCCAGTAACGGTTGACGTGTTCCAAATTGTTAGTCCATTACTAACATCACTATAATTTGAAACAATTTTTCCAGTTCCAAAATTAAGAGTTCTGGTGTTTGAGTTATTGCTAACGAATGCTCCAGTCGTAACAGTGTAACTGCTTAACGAAAAAGTGCCGCCTGTTAACGTAATTGTTTCGTATGACGCAGAAGATGTATTTGGGCCAACAGTTAAGTTTGCTCCCAAAGTCCACGAAGCAGTGGTTGACGCAACGCCAAATGTAAAACTTTTGCTATAAGTTATTGCGGACGGAGTTACCGTATAACTACCGCTTGTAGCAATAAAACTAATTAATGTTATAGACGAACCAATTGTTGTTGTGCCGCTTGCTGTTGAATGAGTAAACGATCCATAAATAAAAAGAGTAGAACCGCTACTACTTCCTATTGATTGAGATCCATTAAGAATTAAATTTTTTACAACAGGATTTGTAACATTTCCAACAATGTCATACGACACATTTGTGCCGCCAGTATCTAAAAGGCTAAAACTTATTGCTTGCGCTTCAGTTGAAGTGCCTGTATTGATTGTTTTAGTTACATTCGTGCCGCCGCCACTACACTCGATTAACGGAGTGCCGCTTACGGCAAAATTTGTGCTGGTGGAAACTGTAAATACGGTAAACGAACTGGACGTGTTCAGAGCAATTTTACCCGTACCAAAATCTAAGGTTCTAGTATTGCTATTAGAACTATTAAATAAACCAGTAGTAAGAGTAAAAGTGCTTAGTGCAAGTGTACCGTTAGTTAAAGTTACAGTTCTTGTAGTTCCAGCAACAAAATCACTCTGAAGAGTCCATGTGCCGCCCGCTCCACTAAATGTGACATTGCAATTTAACGTGATGCCGTTTGTATTGACGGTTTTAGATGTTGTGGCGTTAAACGTGATTGTGCCGGTGCTACTCCAGACCGTGCTTGCAGTCGTTGACCAACTTCCCGATACCGCAAGGGTTGGGGTTGTACCTGTCGCAAACGTAACCGTGCCTGCCGATACCGTGAGATCAAGACAAGTCAACGCGCCCGTCATTGTAACGGTATAAGTACCGGCTTGGTCGAAAAATACAGAGTCTGCGGCGGTCGGAACGGACGCGCCACTTGCTCCGCCAGAAGAAGCAGACCACCTAGTTGTAGAAGAGGTATTCCACGTTCCGGCACCACCAACCCAGTAACGATTTGCCATTACGGCTCCCTAATAAATTACGCTTGCGTTGTAACTGCAACAACATCCCATCGAGTCGCTGAAGAATTATAAATGCATCCGATGTATGCCGTTTTGCTCGCGGTCGTAACTGTTGGCAGAGTTGTGCCAATTGGGGTGTAAGTTGAGTTCCACGTAAGGGTCTGGCTGCTGCCGTTATCCAATATGCGAATGATCAGTTTGGTCCCATCTACCGGCGTTCCGGTCGGCGCATTGATGGTCAATCCAGTCGCAAGCGCGGTAAACGCATATTGGTCATACGTGCTTACGTCAGGCGTGACAGTCGATGCAGACGATGTTGCAGAAACGCGCGGATTGATGCGCGCATTCCATGTGCCCGAAGTCACCGTACCGGTGGTCGTTATACTGCTTGAGCCAGCGAGCGGAGATGCGCCAACGGTGTTGTAAGACACGGTGACGGCCGAGGAGCCGTTAAAGGTCGAACCCGATGCCGCACCAGCGCCACCGTTGTTGAAGGTCACAGAGTTCGTGACGCTACCAGCAGAACCGTCAATGCTGACGCCCGTGAGGGTCTGGCTTCCGCTGATGCGGTTGAGCGCGATGCTGGTCGTGCCGACGTATAGGACGCTATTGCCGAGAACGGTCGACGGGATGGTTCCGGTCAAATCACCAGCCGTCAATGCCGCCATGACGACGTTGGTGCCATTACCACGCAGGTAATAACCCGAAGTCGTCGCGCCAGCGAACGTGTTCATCGCGCCTTGCGCAGTAGTGGCGCCAGTGCCACCGTAGCCCAACGCAATCGTGCTTCCGTTCCACGTTCCGCTCGTGATCGTGCCGACAGTGGTCAGCGACGAGGAGCCTGCCAGCGGCGATGCGCCGACAGTGTTGTAGGAGACGGTAACAGCCGAAGATCCGTTGAACGTCGTGCCGGAGGCCGCGCCTGCACCGCCGTTGTTGAACGTCGCGGCGTTCACCACACTACCAGCAGAGCCCGTTGTGTTTTGGTTCAGCGTCGGGACATCTGACACCTGAATCGCAGACATGACGACATTTGTGCCGTTGCCGCGCAAGAAATACCCAGAGGTCGTTGCGCCGGCAAGTCCGTTGATCGCGTTTTGTTGCGTGGTTTGCCCCGTGCCTCCCGAAGCAATCGGGAGCGTTCCGGTGGTTAGCGTGGAACTCGATGTTGCATATACCGCGCCGTCAGACGTAAATGCGGTAAGGCCGGTGCCACCATTTCCTGTGGAAAGAGTACCAGCAAGCGTGATGGCGCCCGTGGTGCTCGTGCTGGGCGTGAACCCGGTCGTCCCTGCGCTGAACGAACTGACGCCAGCGGCCGCGCCTGCACTCCACGTTGGGACGCCTGCGTTTATCGTTAAAACGTAACCGTTGGTTCCGGCGGCTAAGAACGTGGTACTACCGGCCGAAGACTGATACGGAATCGAACCAGTTGCGCCACCCGCCAAGTTGGTCGCGGTAGTTGCAGTCGTCGCCGTCGATGCGGAACCAACAGATAGCGTGGACTGGGCAACGTATTGCGGCGCTGACGCGCCAGCAGTCAATACATACCCGCTAGTTCCAAGCGCAAGTTTGGCAATCGTTGATGTGCCGTTGGCGTAAATGATGTCGCCAGTCGTGTAACTCGTGAGGCCAGTTCCGCCGTAAGCAACGCCAAGTGTTGAGGCATTCCACGTTCCTGCGGTCAGCGTGCCGACGCCAGTGATGCCGGTATACGAACCACTCAGCAACGACGAACCAAACGTGCCAGAAGTTACTTGGCTTGCTCCAATTGCGATGGACGTATTGCTGGCGGAAGTTAACTGCCCTTGTGCGTTTACAGCAAACGTCGGAACAGAACTCGCTGATCCATAACTACCAGCCGCAACCGTCGTGTTCGCGATGTTGAACGTGTAGGCCGGGGATTCGTTAAGCCCTGTGCCTGCGGTGTACACCAACGGCGCGGCAAATTGAGCAAAAAGAATCGGTGTCGTACCAACAATAATCGGAAGCGGCGTAGTTTGAACCCATGAAGTATTGGCGTTTGCGGTGCCGGAAAGGACCAACATTAAATCGCCGGCATCAATCTCATTGAACCCGGAGCCAGAAGTGTCGTAGTCCGTAGCGCGCGTCAAAACCCAAGGGGCAACACCAGATCCAACGCTGGTGACCGTATATACGCCGTTATATGCGTCTAGTCCGCCAGCAGAAGGCTCATCCTTCACCAGCACTCGTTTACCGATGTCAGTCGGCGAAACAAATGTATGGCCGTCAATTACAAGCGTTGAATACGGCGCTGACTTAGTAATCGTTGCGCCAACACCAGAAATGCCGTTACTGTAAACGTACGTGCCAAGCGCGGCTGTCGTTGCGTAATTACAGGCTTGGTGGAAATTGATGCCTGACGCGATGGCGTCAGCGTAATCTTTGTTGACGATGTCTTGACCGCTAGAAGGCGTCGTCGAGATCGTTCCAGTCGTCATTGCAACCGAGGTAAACGCACCAGTAGTGGGCGTTGACGCGCCAATTGCAGTGTTGTTTATCGAACCGCCCGTAATTGAAACGCTATTGGCGTTTTGATTGGCCATCGTGCCGAGGCCAGAGATATCGGTGTACGGGATCGTGCTAGAAGCCGAAAGCGCGCTTGTTCCGGTTCCTTTGACGTACCCCGTAAGCGTCGTAGCGCCCGTGCCGCCGTTGGCAACACCAAGCGTTCCGTCGAGCGTAATCGTCCCTGCGGTCGTGATCGGGCCGCCAGAAGTCGTAAGCCCGGTCGTTCCACCAGAAATGTCAATTGACGTGACAGTTCCCGCGCTGGTAATCGTCGTCCATTGAACATCAGTTCCAGTGCCGTTCAAGGCAAGAACTTTGTTTGCGTTGCCCGTATAGGACGGCAACAAGTTGACGCGAGCATTTGCGGCAGTCGTTGCTCCAGTACCGCCGTAAGCAATGCCAATCGTGGAGCCCAACCAAGTTCCGGCGTTGACATTGGTGAAGTACGCCGCGGCAGGAGTCGTTGCCCCAATAGTCGTGGCGTCGATGTTGCCGCCACTGATCGAAACGCTATTTGCGTTCTGCGTGGCAATAGTTCCGAGGCCGGTGACTTGCGTGTACGGAATCGAGATGGGAACCGAATTTGCGGCGGTCAACTGACCGCTTGCGGTAACCGTAAAGGTGCCAACGCTTGACGCTGACCCGTATGAGCCGACCGTAACGCCGGTTGGTGCTAAATCGCCCGGAGATATCGAAAGGTTGACCCACTGAGGAGTTGACCCAGTTGTCGACAAATACTGTCCAGACAGACCCGGAGAAAGCGCCTGCCACGAGCCACTGTCGCGGTACAGCATCGAGCCGGCCGAAGATCCAAACGTATCAAGTACAGCAGACGGCGTTACGTCGGACGGGTTCGCCGTCAACCCAGTGAGGTTGCCTTTGAGCGTGCCTGTCGCCATCTGCGCCAAGTACGTGTTCGTAACTGCATTGGCAGGCAAACTGATCGTGCCGGTGGTCGTGATCGGTCCACCAACAAGGGCTCCCGCGGTATTGATCTGCGTGACCGTCCCCTGCGTGTTTTGCGCAAGGTCTGCGATCTGTTGAGCCGTAACACGAACTGATGTGCCGCTCTGGACAGCCTCAAGTTGCTCTGAACCATTGAGGCTAATTGCTGCCGGCAGATTTGGAATCGTTGTGTTTGCCATCTCTTACGCCCCAACTTGAGGTATCTGCGTGTACCCGTATGGCAGGCCCACAGATGCTGTGATGATACGCGTTGTTGAGGTCAAAAGTGCGCCGGCGGCGATCGGTTTTGCAACTTCATACGTAAACGCCGTGGCCGACGTTACGGTGACGCTGTAAAACCCACACGCTCCAATATTGGAAACGCCCTCAACAGAAACTTGGTCGTTCGTTGTCAGATTGTGAACTGCAGAACAGGTCACAGAAATGATAGTTGTTCCGTTTGCCGTAACCGACAACACAGGAAGTTTTACGGCGTAATGTTTGGTTCCCTGCAATGGTGGGACCGCAGGCTGAGTCAAGCCAACAGGCGGCCCATACGGCTGAGTCGTCATCTGCTGACCGTCTTCAGTAACCAACGTCGTCGTGCCCGGAATCGGGATGCCAGTCTCTTGATCAACAACAGGCGCTTCAGAAACTGTTGAAAAGTTTGTCTCAGCAACAGCAAAATCCTGCACGCGAGCGTTGATGATCGGCGTCGGGTCGGCCGGGACTACAATCGAGCGCAACTGTTCTTGCGGGGTGTCATAACAAGGCTTGCAGACCAAAATCTTAATGTTCTGCAGCATTGCGCCACGCCAGTCGTACTGCCACATCAAATCGGCATGGTTGTACCGGAACCCACAGCGATCACAAATCGCATGCGCTTGAGGATTTGAGGGGCTTGTTCTGGCGCGACCGGCCTGTGATGCATATCCCATGCTTTACGGCCTGAAGTAACTCGAAATCATGGGAGAAATGTATTGCGACGCCGTTTCGATGTTTTGTCGTGCGGCGATCTCGTATGACTCGTCAGCCAACGGCTTGAGCATCTGCACTTTGTCAGGAGCCCAGATCATCGCAAGACGTTGGGCGAGGCCGAAAGCGGCGGCTTCGAGGAAATAGTACGGGATCTCGACTTGCTGGCCGTTCGTGAAGTTGCCGTCCTGAATCTGACGCACGCGGTAGTAATTGAACGACACTTCATTGCCATCCGGTACCGGCCACAGGGTCACCGTAGGCGAGAGCAGGCGGTCAAACCAATAGGTCGTCGGGAAGCCCTGCTGTTCCGGGTTGGGGTACGAGGCGTATTCCGAACGCGAGATCGGCAGAATCAGGCGGTTAATCGTCGTTCCGCCGCTCGATTGCACGATGTAGGCGTCGAGCATGACGATCGTATTCGACGACACAGAGTACGTAGCAGTGCCCTGCACAAGCGGGATCGACTCAAGGTCGACAGCCCACAAGTTGACGCCCATCGAACTCCAACGGCCGAACATCATGTTGGCCGCCATGCGGGCGGACTCCATGTGCTCTTGCAACAGCGCGGTATTGCGAATGCCGCACAGGTTGAAGGCGTAGAGCGTTATTTCACCCAGACTTGGGTTGTAGTTGTACGTGCCGCTAGTTGCCAAGGGAGCCTCCTCAACGGGTGCCCGCTTGGCATAGTGTCAGGGCAATAGAACCTGCGCCAGTGGTAATCGTGAGCCTAATCCCGCGGCACGGCGTGGTGAACGCGCCCCACGTCGATGCGCCGATGTTTGCGAAGTTGGTAACTTTTGCCCAGTTGCCAGTCGCCGGGTCGTACCCATCGGCCTGCGTGTCATCGAGCGTGTACTCGACCGAGAAATCGCTGACGACGCCCGTCTTGATCGCTTGCAAACCGATGTTGAACGGCGAAATGAAATAGTCCGGGACGATGTAGTTAGTCGAACCGGCGCCAGTTTGAGTGAGAACGATCGTCGTCATGTGAGTTACCTTTTGTGTTTCGCACGCGCGGCGGCGGCGTTATCAATCAAATTGGGATACGGACGACCGGCAGCACGAGCATGCGCTTTGGCAGACTGAACCTGCTTGCGCGTCAGATGCTTCGTTTTGTGGTCTTTCGGCAGATCCTTTTCCCAGAATTCCTTGGCCATTTTAGCACTTCACATCCCATCGTTTGAGGGCGAGATTGATGCGGCTGTTGGGATCGTGGGCAGTTTTTGCAGAGGTCAACTTCTGCTTCATGCCACACATCCGAGTTCTGAAGTTTTCGCGACGTTGAGCCGCGGCAGGACTATGTGCCGCCTCGCTCGAAGTCACAGGCTTTTTGATGTTGTGCCCTTCCGCACGAAGAGACGCACGTCCCTTCTCGTTGAGGCCACCGGAGGGCGATTTGCCCTCTTTGCGAGTCCATGCACCTGACATTGCAAACCCTCAAGGAAAAACGGGGGCTTGGTAGCCCCCGTTCATTTGCCTAGCAAGTCGAGTCTTACTCGAACTCCATTTCCAACTTGCGGCCCTTCGGCGGAGTGCCGTGGCGCGCGCTGGTGAACGGATTGGCGTCCGAAGTCGCACGGCCACCGCTCTTACGCGGCTTGCGACCGGCATGGTGCTTGGCGGCATCGCCATGCATCTTACCGACGTGCTTCTTCTTGTGGACCTTACCACCATGCTTACGCTCCTCGGCTTCGTCATTGACGTTGCTTTGGTAGGTGTAACGCATGTTCTTTTTGCCAAGGTCTTCGGAGGCTTCGTTTACGCCGCCGGTTGCCTTATGTTTACGACCTTTCATGTGGGTCTCCTAGGAAGGAATTAAGTGTACTGACCGTTGGTGAAGCCATTGATGGCTTGCAGGTACTCAACAACAAGCGTGCCCGCGCCGGCGCCAGTGTTCGTCGAAGTGACGACAATCTCAACGTCGCTCGTGCTGCTCGTGTTCAGCCAGTTAGCGATCTGCGTAGCGCCCGTGCCCGGGGTGACAACAATGCGGCCAGCCGTGCCACCAGCAACTGCACTAGCGGCCGTAAAGGCGGTCGCAGAAGCAGTAGTGCCGATGCCAAGGGTGGAAGCAACGCCGTCCCACACCGTGCTCACGTACAGGTACATGCCAACAATCTGACTCTGCGCCGGGATCACGATGCTAGTCGTGAAGACGCCGTCAGCAAGCGGGCCTGCCTGCGTGATTGCCTGCGACTGCGCCATGACGCAGAAGCCGACATTTTGGGTGCCATTTGAACCGCCAACGCCGGCAAGGTTTCCCGAGCCGTCGCTGTTAAGTACGTTTCCCGCCAGTACCGGACCGGTAAAGACAGTAGTTCCCATTTTGCTCTCCTTGAGGCTTCCCTCCCCCTTTTACAGGGGAGGGTTTGCCGTGTTGATTACGAAGTCGGGAACGAGCCGTAGATGGCGCGCCAGTTGTAGTAACCGAACGAGTATCGCTCGTAACCCTTAACCAGAAGGTTATCGGTCACGAAGTCAACCTGCATGTCGGTTTCAAACTTCACGCGCTCCATGTACGACAGGCCGTCGATGTTCGTCAGGAGGAACCAAGCGTACGCCGAGGTCAAGAAATCGTTAACCATGTAGCCTTCGGGCAAGCCGCCGGCCGTGGTCATGATTGCGTTGACATCGTTGTCCGCCGTACCCGGACGGAGTTCCGTCTTGGTCAGGCGGATCGCAACAGGTTCCAACTGCGGCGGAACAATCAACTTGCGGCCACGAGCGAAGACCTTGAGGCCAGCCTGATCTTTGAAGTTCGTGCGGATCGCGATCATCGCGTTCAGCAACGTGGCTTCGTTCAGGTCGACCGGGGTCGTCGGGATGTTGGCAACCGTACCGCCGTCGATCGGGTGATCGCTGGCGCAGAGCGCCTTGCCGTCACCGCCGATGTTGGCGTTGTAGGTCGTCGCAGTGTTGAGGATGTTCGCGCCGTAGATTTCCTTGGTCTGCTGGAAAGATTCAATCAGACCGAGGTTCGACGGGTGGAACTGCGTCTTGTACAGGTTATCGTCGATCGCCTTGCGGGTGATCGCGTAACCGAGCGCAATTTCATTGTGCTCTTGGTTGTACACATAACGCTCACCAGCACTGTTGTCGAAAGACGTTTGCGCGCCTTCCGTCTTCAACTGCGCGAGCCCGAGGTAACGCATTTCGGCGGTACGCTCAAGAGCGAGTTTCGAGTCATGCTTGGTGAAGATCTTGTCGTACTGAGATGGGATCATCTCGTACTTGCCTTCTACCCCACGGAGTCCCGGGAGGAGAAGGTCTTTAATTGCTGAAAGATTAACAGCCATTTTCCCTTACTCCTATTAGGCGACGCCCGTGAGCGTCTTAGTTTCGACGTTGTTGATGCGAACAATCACGTAGTTGTACGCACCAGCCTCGGTGCCATTGCTGCCCGGGGGATTGGTCACGAGGGACACAACCTTGAACGGGAGAGTGGCGGTGGTGGTCGGGGTGACCGAGATGTTCACGTACGCACCAGAGATGCCGGACGCCGTGTTGGGCGAGCCGTAAGCAAACTGGACGTTCGCGCCAATCTCAGCAACCGTCGCGCCAACCGACGACGAACCACCAACTTGCGCGAGGAACTGCGCGTTGGGATCGTTGACGATGTAGCACTCGACCGTGTTGCCCGAAGCAACGTCAGCGGCGCCCCAGAAGTTGCTCCACACCGTGCGCTTCTGCGAAACGCTCAGGTATTTGCAACCAATGAAAACACCGGCAAGGATGCCAGAACCCGGGGTGGTGGGGTAAATGCCGCCAGTCGTGCCGTTCCGAAACACCGGATCGCCGAAGTACATGGCGGCCGTATCGTATGCGCAGAAGGTCGCCACCTGTTCATAAGTCGGTGCCGAACCAGTTCCGCTGATCTGTCTAAAACCGAAAGGCGCAAAAGTATTCGCCATGACGGTGATCTCCTATACGGAAAGTCGTCATCGCGCGCCGGGGCGATTTAGACCAATTTTATAAAACCCTCCCGCCGGGGGAGGGGTTAATTCCCTTATACCAATTTTTTTTTGCAAGTCAATAAAAAAAGGGCGCCTTTTTACAGACGCCCTAAATTGCCTCTGCAGGCTAAAGGGTTATTTCTCCGGTATCGGCATTGCTTCGTAAGACTTTTTCACCTTAACCAGCGAATTGTCTTTGTTGTTGCGATCAAATTGCCCAGACGGAGCGGCGTTTAACTGCTCTTCCTTCTGGCGAACTTGAGCGCGGGCGCGGCGTCGCTCAATGTCGCGAGCCTCATCCGTCAATTCCAGCGGGCGCTCCATGAGCACCATGCCCTTACGCTCGATTGTGGCAAACGAAGAGCCGCCCGGCATCATGGAAGGATGGCGATCGGCAGGCACAGGCTCCCAGCCTTTGCGGGCAAGGGCGACTGCGTATGCCGGGTCTTCCTGACCAAGGATCGTCTTGCGCTTCCATTCGTACGACCAGCCATCCGGCACCATCTCGGCCGGGATGTAAAAGTCGTCGGTGCCTTCATCCATGGAGCCAACATGGCCACGAACCTGTTCTGCACGCTTGGCGGCGCGCGCTCTGGGGTCATCTTCACGCATAGGCGGACGCAATTCCTTTCTTGAACTCTCAGCCGGCTCTACAGCGGCGGTTTTCTCCGCTGCAACCTCGGCAGCGGCGGCCTTGAACTTGCTACCTTTGGGGCGGCCACGCTTTTTGGCGGTTTCTGCATTCATTTTCTAGTCTCCTTAGTTCGACAATTTGCCTTCGCGCTGGAGGGCCAACTTGCTCTTGGCGTACTCCTCAACGGTCATTCCCATCATTCCCGCCATTTCGCGCTCTGCAGCGGTCAGGCGAACGGTATTAGGCCGGCTTCCCGGGCCTCCGCTACTACGGCTCACTGGGGCTACAGGCGGCTGAGAACGCTTCTGCGTCGGTTTGGCGGAATCAGCCATAGGATCTTCCCGGGTCACCTCGGGGCGGCGCATTTTCAGCGTCGT